GTGCTCTTGGCGTAGTGCCGGTGGACTTGTAGCAGAGTGGCAGGGCAAGGGCGGCGATTACATGGATTGGTACTGTAGTGGCATGAGTGGTGGTTTTGGTCTAGCAGGTGGCTACGATGAAGAAACTGAAGTCGATCCCCAGGCTGAATTTATTGCCAAAAAATACGTTCCAGAAGGTACTGTGACCGATGAAATTGCACAAGATCTCGATCGTCTAGGGTGGTTTCCGATTCCATGGCCTAAAGACGATATATAAAGTAAATACTAATATGAAAACTAATTGGACCATAACCGTAGAAGAAGATCCAGAAACTGGTGATTTACTATTGCCGTTTCCAGATGACTTTTTAGAAACACAAGGATGGAAAGAAGGAGACACGTTAGAGTGGACCGATAATGCCGATGGTAGTTGGACTATTCAAAAAGTGAACGGATGAGCAAAGACGATTTATTAGAATTAACGGGAGTGGTAGACGAAGTATTGCCGGGCAATATGTTCAGGGTTAAGGTAGAAAATATGCCTGAATTATTACTGTGCTATATGGGTGGTAAATTAAAGCAACACAAGATTAGAATCATTGAAGGCGACTCAGTTAAACTCGAAGTCAGTACTTATGATCTATCGAAAGGCAGAGTAACTTATAGGTTATAGCAATGAACAGTATAATGGAAACAGTTTGCCAGGTTTGCAATTCCGTAAGGAACACTAGCAAAAACGGTATAAGTTTCCAAACACTGTTGACCAAAATTCGTCGAGGATTCCGAACACACGGATTTGATATTAAAGTAAAAAGTTTTCGAGATCATAAATTAGACCAAGACGAATTCTGTGTTAATGCCTACTATGATCCAATTGAGGATCACAATCAAGAAGTTGCGATTGAAATAACAGTACACCATAACTTTACCAAAAATGTCTTTTGGGATCATGTACATGTTACAGAATTATTGGTACAGATATTTGATGCTACTGTACACGAATTTAAACATCAGAGACAAAGCCGTAAACGGTCATTTGAAGTATTTTACGATCCTAATACTTACCTAGACGATCCAGATGAAATAGATGCCTATGCTGTTAGTATTGCCATAGAACTTTGTCGCAGTTTGGGAAAATATAGGGCCATCAGATACCTGCCCAAATTTATCAGTCTTAGCAGATTAAAATTTAACAATCAATATGTCAGCCCAAATCTATATGCATATGTGAATCAGTTTGGCGACATCAATAATCCCATAATCAAACGCCTAGCCAAAAAGGTCTACATTCGACTACGCAAGGTTGACACAGACTGCATTTTCATGTAAAATACATAGTATTATTAATCCTTCCGGAGCGAGCTATGTTAGAAGATTTGACAGCATATGTTGACCCAGGCGAACCATTCCCTAGCCAATATGTCTTAGAACTTGCCTGTGCCGCACAACGAATAAACAAAGATTACGTCAAAGAAGGCGAAGCAGTATATGATGATAAAGGCGAATTTTTGTACATCAAAACAACTAACAAGATGATGATGTTGAATACTGTAGATCCAAAGTTTTATTCTGGGGATCTAAAGGATCGCCCTTATCCACTCAAAGTATTATCTGAAGATAAAGAAATGGCTGATACTATTAAGAGCTATTTCCGTAAATTGATGTTTGCCGCAGTCGCTGGTGAAAGTGAGTTCTTAACCACTATTAACTCATTGCTCAATAGTGATACAGTAGGACACAAGATGTTTGGCTATGTGGCATGTTTACCCAGTGTGTACAAACGTGACTATGCCAAATCGCAGATTAAGAAGCAATCTCAAAACTTAGAAGAAGCATATTTAGGCATGCCTGGAACCACTGTACACGATTTAGATTGTGAGATTTTAGAATCTAGAAAGTCAAAAAACTTTGATGCATATGGTATCTGTGCTATAATAAACAATAAGATGGTATCTTGGTTTAATAAAACCGATATGGTTGTCGGGCCATGCATTATTATTAGAGGTAAAATTAAGGATCATAGCAAACACTGGGAGCACGGTAATGCTGTGACCCGTTTACATTATGTAAAGGCTGCACAATGAACGAAAAAGAAATGCAAAACTATTTCCCAACTGTATACCCAAAAATGTTTGTGGGTAAGTACGGCGGCATCGCAGTGGGTCAAGGATGGTTTAACATATTAACTACCTTGTGCCAACGTATTCAAAATCATATTGATTGGAAAAACGGAGAAGTGCCGCAGGTAGTTGTACAACAAGTTAAAGAGAAGTTTGGTTCACTAAGATTTTATTATCAAGGCGGTGACGAGTATATTCGTGGCTTAGTAACAATGGCTGAGGGCATGACTGGGATTACATGCGAGGGGTGCGGCAATCCTGGGGAAACAATCAGTGGCGGTTGGATCCATGTTGCCTGTGCATCGTGTGAAGCAAAGCGTGTAGCAGAACGGGCTCGCAGTGATGCAGAGTGGGAAGAACGTAAATTATTAAAATCAGGATTTGAGCAATGATTAACTTAAAACAATGGATGGAAGCAGCCGAGTATAAAATTTCTGAAGGTAGTGATTATGGTTGGGAGTGTTATGGCCCATATGCTCATCGCTTAGATGCGTGGGACGGTGATCACAATGGCGCAAATACTTCTGTAGTATTCGACACCGAAGACCAAACAGTCTACGAAGTTACTGCGTATGATTATACCAATAACCGTGCATACCGTATGATTAACCCTGACTACCTTAAAAAGCATAAAAAAGAAGCCAAGCGTAGAAAAGTTGATTGGCGCAATGCGTGGGACGATGTTAATTACATTGACTTAGATGTTGAAGAAGATTGGTTAGAAAAAGCGCAGGCTATCATGTCTAAGGAAGAATATGACGAGCGTGTACAAGTTCCCATTGTATTTGAGGATGAAGAACTGTTACAATACATGAAGATGGCGCATGAACGTGATATGACCTTTAACAAGTTTGTTGAACAAGCGTTGCGATATGCCATAGAAGAAGTCAAAGCTGGTCGTCTTACCAAAGAAGATGCACTGGCATTTGTAGAGGAACGGGATAATGAGAATTAAATTAGTCAGCGATTTACATTTAGAATTCGCAGACATACAGATCAAAAACGACAACAATTATGATGTCTTGATCCTCGGCGGCGACATTATGGTTGCCGATCATCTACATCAGCACAAACCAATGCCGACGGCCTGGGCTGGCGAAGCATTTGTTGATACAATGAGTTATAAGCAACAAGCAGCTCTACGTTATAGAGAATTCCTAAAGCGTTGCTCATTCCAATTTCCGCACACAATCTACATAGCTGGAAATCACGAATTTTATCACGGTAAATGGTTTCAAACTATAGAAACACTTAGGCAGGAATGTGAACAGTTTAATAACATCTATTTCTTAGAACGTGATACAAAAACTATCCAAAATAGGAATCATGAAACTGGAGAAGTAACTGATGTAACATTCATTGGCGGTACCCTGTGGACTGACTGTAATAAGTATGACCCACTAACCCTACACGCATTGCGTGATATGATGCAGGACTATCGTTGTATACGTAAAGAGTATGAGGGCTATACCTTAGTTAAGCCAGCTGATACTGTCCTTCGGCACAGACAAACACTTGATTATATTAGAACTGTAGTCGAGGGCAAGCATGATGAAAAGTTTGTAGTGGTAGGGCATCACAGTCCTAGCTTTGCCAGTGTTAGCGAAATATATAAAGATGAGCACCTAATGAACGGTGGATACCATAGCGAGCTAAGTGAGTTTATTTTGGATCGTCCACAGATTGTTCTGTGGACACACGGACATACTCATCACCCTTTTGACTATATGATTGGTAGTACTCGGGTAGTATGTAATCCACGAGGATATGATGGCTACGAAGATAGTGGTTGGAACCCTGAAATTTTATTGGAGATTTAAATGACTGAAGAACAGAAACAAATTACCGTTGGCGAAATGTTGCGCATGACCGGCACTAATACTGCTGATTTTTTAAAACAAGTTGCTGATCATATTGATGTACTTAATGCTCGCATTGCCGAGTTGGAAGGAAAAGTAAATGACAACAATAGTACGGCACAGTGATACTTGCCAAGTTAAAATGGCAAAAAGTGCCAAACTAACTGAGGCGGTGGTTAGTGGTTTTGAAGATAGGAAAACACTTAATGTTATTATCAACAAGGCTATTAAAATTAGTATGAAGTGGAATGGCCGATGCTACGAAGGTCGTAGTTCGGGTATGGATTTTGAAAGTGCTGGACCCGAAGTATCTTATACACAAACAGGAGGTAGGGGATGAACACAATTATGCAGTGGTATAGTCGAAACTATGAAGCAATTACATGGTTTATTATTGGATGGATGAGCATGTGTCTGCTTGTGGATTTTAGCAAAGGCGATTGGCTTCAATGTTTATTTGATGTATTCCTGATCGCTGTTAACTGGTTTTTTGTGCGCAGATGAAAATTGGATTGAGCTATAGTCGCTGTGTTCGAGACATCGTTGATGGTGTTGTTGATATCAACGATGTTTTAGTTATCATTGCTCGCACTAGATTTGATCCGCACGATGACGTCCAATGGGAAGGCATTTGGTTAGGCTATGGCGGCGGTAATCAAAGCAATCAACAATCATTGCGTGGGCTCCTCAGCGGTAGTCTTCCAGAATGGGGATCTTACGCTGCGGAAGATGAAGATCGGTTTCGATCGGTTAGCATCGAATTATGGGAAACAGGTAAATTACACCAGCCACGAAATTTTGGTGCAAATCCTAGCCGCCGTCCAGAAATCTGGTTAGAAGCAGTCTTGCCAAATGAAGAGCTTGAAAAAAATCCTGCTGCTAAAAAAGCCTGGGAAAAGTTCCAAACTATTGCAGGTTTATCCAGCGTAGAACTAGACGACAAATACAGATGATTACCCAGGATGAATTTGATGAGTTTGTCAAACTCTATACTTGGGAAGTAATACGTAATGCTGACTATCGTGTTGGACAGGCATTTGTAAACTATTTTACAGCTATCAGCAGAGCAGAAGATTTTTCGGTTGACGAAACAACTAACTTGTTTTATAATACTAGTAATGAAGAATGTTGGGCTATAATTAGAAAGTTTGTGAAATGAAATTTTTGCCAGTCGTATTAGTACTGTTGCTAACAGCATGTAGTGACAATCCTCGAGATATCAGCTACGAACAATTAAAACGTTTTCCAAAAGACTGCTCAAAATTAGATATAAATTTGGCGCAATTAAACACCTTGCAACAATCCAAAAATTTTAAAGAAGATCCAGATGAACTCGAAGAAACTGATCGGGCTTATAATGCTCTTCTTAAAGAAACTATTTGGTGGTATCGCAGAGAATGCGATATGATATGAAAAAAATTGTTTTGGCAAGCCTGTTAGTTAGCCAAATTGCTCTAGCCGATTGTGATATTCGTAGTGCCAGCACACTTAATGGCGAACACAGAGTAGGACCGGTTATGAATTTGATTAAAGACAAATCTATTTTGGGACAGTGTTTGGTTAGTTTTGACATGACCATAGATGGCAAGACCTATCATCGAGACTATAATCGAGTGGGATTTGAGTACCAAGATATGTTATGCGATCAGGGAATTGAACGTGGCAGGAATAGTCTACTAGCAGAAGTAGGTGGACGATTCCAAACAGAATCGATCACAGTATGTACAGATGGCGATTTTAAACCTACCAAACTTAAAATTGGTGATATCATTTTGGAAAGCGAAGTCGGGAAATCCAAAAATTCAAAGTATTGGAAATGGCAGGATACTCGATGTCGCATGTTCCAAAATAGAAGTACAGTTGACGGTAGGCCACGCTTGTATAGCGGAGTTATATGCGAATCTGATAATAGTGAAACTAATTGGCTTGTAGTTGATCTTTGGTAGGTTGACATTGATCTATTTTGACTGTATAATATAAACATATTAACAAGAAGGAGTTCGAAATGAAAAATTATATTCTTAGAGTTAAGTTGAATAATGGCACCTTTACTGATATGTCATTTCGGGCTATTAGTCTTGGTATTGCAATTAACATTGCCGAATCACAATTTGGCAAAGGTTCATTTTTAGGTTGTATTGGTGAGAGTTCGATTTAATTTTACACAGAGAGGTAGATTATGAAGGCATTTATTTTAGGCACAGTTTTTGGACTTATCCTTGCCACAGTAGGTTTTAGTGGCATTGCTAAGATGTTGGATAAGGGTGTTGACACTGTCAAAACCCAAAGTCAGGAGTTGGCAAAATGAACCGAGACTACTTGGTAAAAAATATCTTGTGGACTATTATAGCAATGATGCTAGCGATAGTTCTGTGTACAAGCGGTTGTGGTACTGTTGCTGGTTTTGGCAACGACATTTCGGGTGCCGCTAACTGGACCAAAGATAAGATGACTGGAGATTCTAAATGAAAAAGTCTTTAATACTATTACCGATCGTAGCCGCTTTGGCTGCATGTGGTACTACTGATCCATATCAAAAACGTGCAGACAATGAACGTGCTTATAAAGAGCGTCAAGTTGAACGTGCTATCGATCAGGCTCCTAAATGGATGACTGTTACTCCGATTAGTAACTCAGCAGTATACGCTGCCGGTACCAGTGCTAGCGGTGATTACTCTATGGCTATGATAAAAGCCAAAGCAGATGCTTATGGTAAGATTTGCATGACTGCAGGCGGCACTGCTAGCCAACGTACTAAAATCTACAAAGCAGATACTGCCGATGCCAGCACTGAGTTGAGTGAAATGGTTCTTCGTACTAGTTGTAAGGAAGTTGATCTTACTGGAGTAGAAACTGCAGAGAAGAAGATCGTAGCAGACGGTAATCGCTTCCGTGCTTATGTACTGATTGCATTACCAACAGGTGATGCTAACATTCTGAAGAAAGCCAAAGAACAGGCCACGCTGAACGAAATTGCGGCTCGCCGTGCTCCTGAAGCATTTAAAGAATTGGACAAGCAATGATTAAAGAATTTATTAAAATTGTAGAAGCAAGCGAAGGTATCACAGACGATTGGTTTAGGACAGGGTCTTTTGAAACCTACAAGCACCCTACACCAATTCATTATAAAACTGCCGTTGCACCTGGAACTATCGAAACACTAGAAGGCCCGGTAGACTACCAAGCTGGATTTAAAATTATTACCGGACCAAAAGGCGAGCAATATCCAGTTAATCCTAAAAAGTTTGCCGATTATTATGACGACAATAAAGATGGCACAGCCACTCCTAAGAAGATACATAAACACGCCAAGCTGGCAGACCACGACGGTGTTGTAAAAGCCAGCTGGGGTAATTTGAATTATAACGCAGGTGAAGACTACATTGTTCGTCACGGCCCGAATGACTATGGAGTTGTGAAGAAAGATATCTTTGCAAAGACATACGACACATCAAATGCTGTATAACGAAATTGAACTAATAGAAATGGCTCGAGATTATGAAGCCATGGAGCGTCAAGCACTACAGGACGCAGAAGAATTGCGTCAATTACGAGACGGTGAACGTATTATTGTTCCTGTAGATATCGAGCATGCCCGCACAATGTTCAAATTGGCTAGTTACTATCTTAGCCAACACGACAAAGAATTTACTTTAACAATGGAGAAATAATGCCAACCTTAGTGCCAATGGTAATCGAGCAAGAAGCTCGAGGAGAACGTAGTTATGACATTTACAGTCGCTTGCTCAAGGACCGTATTGTCATGTTGGATACAGATGTAAACGAACACTCTGCTAGTCTGTTAGTAGCACAACTCTTATTTTTGGAAAGCCAAGGAAATGAGGATATTCATTTTTTCATTAATAGCCCTGGCGGTGTTGTTACCGCTGGCATGGCAATCCTAGACACCATGAATTTTATTAAACCAGATGTATCAACTATTGTAATGGGGCAGGCTTGCTCGATGGGGTCATTGTTAGCTCAAGCCGGTGCTCCAGGCAAGCGTAAGATTTTAAAAAATGCACGCCACATGATTCACCAGCCCTCAGGTGGCGCTGGCGGGCAAGCAACTGATATGGAAATTCAAGTCAAAGAAATACTAAAAATGAAGAAAACTTTGACCGAAATATATGTTCAAAATAACAGTAAAGGTAAAACCTACGAACAACTTTCAGCTGACATGGAAAGAGATTTTTTTATGTCTGCACAGGAAGCGGTAGATTACGGTCTCGCCGACGAAGTAATCTTTAAGCGTCCTTAGTTTTTAATTTAAGCCCTTTGTTCCAAGGGGCTTTTCCTTTGCGATTACCAATAAATCCAGTCCTTAAAGCTCGTTCACGGGAAGCTTCACAAACTTCCTTTGAGTGCTTTTTTCCATACATTGGATTATTTTCACCAGATATGTCGTTATTCTTATGCCATTCAGTTTTGGCTTTAGATACAGAAAGTTTAGCTTCTTCTGTCCAAACTTTCCCGGGAACTCCGTCTCCGCCATCTGTCATATTTCTTAATATTCCAGTCCCTAAATCTTTTCTACCGTACAGCTTAATCAGCTTAGTTTCTAAGATAAATGCTTCCGTTTCTGATAATTTATGGGCAATTATTTGTATACGGGTTTTATCTTTAGGCTTTGGGGTTGTTCTACAGTTAGCGTATACTCTTCCCTTAGAGCCTTTGCCAATGTAGTATGGAGTCATGTCCTCACGGAGGTATTGGTAGACATAATAAATATTCATGCTGATAGTTCCTAATAAACTGTTAGAGTCAGTGGATGTTGGTAGCATCGCGACTGGCACTTTTATTTATGTTTTTTGACAAAACGCCCATAAAGTACGTATAGAATGGTTGGACCTAGTATACTATAAATAGTATTAGCTAGGAGTGTACTATGGCGCAGTTACCGTTCGATTGGTCTGAATTAACCCGATACGATCTTTATTCTATGTTCTATTCTCTTAATAGCATATTAGTAGGTAAAGAGTTATCCCCTAGCCAAATACAAAAACGTATTAATAAGCATATTAAAGCCTATATTCCGCTTAAACTAAAAAAATGCTTATATGCTCCTACAAGCAAGGGCTTTGTTTTCTTAGGAGGAGTATATTACAGTGATTTGGATCATAAGGGCAAACCTGCAATTGAAGTTAATTTTAACTATAATCCAACAGATCGAAAGTTAAAATTGACACAGTATCGTTTCAAGCGTATGGCTATCCGTTTTGCAGATGTTGTGCTACACGAAATCGTCCACCAGCGTCAATTCCGTGCCCGTAATTTCAAAAATATTCCCGGATATGAAAGTACAGCCTACTATGCTAATGATCGTAAAAAACAAGAATATTACGGTGATAAAGATGAAATGGGCGCACACGCTTTTAATACCGCTTGCGAATTGCTCGATCGGTTTGGCTATGATCCCACCGCTATTGCCCGTTACTTAGATTCTGATCAATGTCGTAGACATAAAAACTCTACTTGGAATGAGTATTTAAAAGTATTTGAGTGGAACCATAATCATCCAATTATACGCCGTATGAGAAATTTAATCATGCGTAATTTGGAAAATGCCTACTACGGCAAGCCATTTAAGACTACCACGCACTTGACTTATTGATAATTAGACTGTATAATAGCTATATTAGTTATTAGAAAGGTCTATAATGAGCGATCCGTGCCAGTATGTTATTTCAAGTCTAGAAGATCACCCTAGCCGTTTAAATAAAGAAGCTATCATTTTGGCCCAGGCTGAGATGGGCAATGATGAATTATTTGCCGGTATGCGCCTTGCATTAGACCCGATAACTACATTTGGTATTAAACAAGTAAAGGAAAAAACAGATGAAGATGGTCCTGGCTTATCTTGGAATGACTTTAATACTGTCGCTGATCAGTTTCGCACTCGTAAACTCACCGGCAATTCAGCTCGTGATAGCGTTGATACATTAATTTCACAAGCCACTAAGAGTCAATGGAATGGTTGGTACCGACGTATCCTGATCAAAGATCTACGCTGTGGTGTTAGTGAAAAAACCGTTAATAAAGTAGTGGAGAAGAAATATGCAAACTATACAATTCCTGTTTTTAGTTGTCAGCTTGCTCATGATAGTGCTAACCATGAGACAAAACTCGCAGGTAAGAAGCTTATCGAAGTCAAGCTGGATGGCGTTAGAGTTCTTACAGTTGTTCGCGCTGACGGTCGTGTTGACATGTTTAGTCGTAATGGTAAGGAACTGGTAAACTTTCCGCACATAGCAGAACAAATCAGCCAAGTGGTTAAACAAAAAGGTTCTAGCAAGAGTATGGATATTGTCTTAGACGGTGAGATTATGTCAAGTAGTTTCCAAGACTTAATGAAACAGGTACATCGTAAAGACAATGTCAAAGCAAGCGATGCTGTCTTAAACTTATTCGACGCTATTCCTTTAGCAGATTTTGAGCAAGGTGTCTATAATAAAAGTCAGCGTGTACGCAGTAGCATGGTTAGTTTTTGGGTCGAACAGAACAAAGACCTACTACCTAACGTAACTGCACTGACCAATGAAGAAGTTGACCTAGATTCCAAAGAAGGTCAGAAGCGTTTTAAAGAAATCAATGCCCTAGCAGTTGCTGGTGGTTATGAAGGTATCATGATTAAAGATCCGGAGGCAGGATATGAATGTAAGAGATCAGTTGCGTGGCTTAAACTTAAACCGTTTATTGAAGTTTCCCTTGATGTATCACTTGTCGAGGAAGGTACCGGGCGTAATGCGGGTCGTTTGGGAGCCTTTGTATGCAGTGGTACAGATGATGGAAAGGATATTCAGTGCAATGTCGGGTCGGGCTTTAGCGATAGCGACCGTGATAGTTATTGGCGGGAACGTGATGCTATCATTGGCCACACAGTTGAAGTCCGGGCAGATGCTATCACACAAAATCAAGATGGAACGTACTCGTTAAGGTTTCCAAGATTTTTAAAATTTAGAGGATTTAAACCCGGAGAGAAATTATAATGACTAATGCATTTCGTGATCAAGAAAAGTTTATGCGAGCTTGCGATCAAACTGTAGAAGGCTTTAATAATAAGCAATTTACATTGTATCTTAAACTTATTAAAGAAGAATACGATGAGTTGTTTGCCGCTAACCTCGAAGATGATCGAGTGGAGATGCTTGATGCACTCGTTGATATTCTAGTTGTTACCATTGGCGCTATTCATAGCGGCGGGTTTGATGCGGAAGGTGCGTGGAAAGAAGTCATGCGTACCAACTTTGCCAAAATTGATCACGAAACAGGCAAAGTACGCAAACGCGAAGATGGCAAAGTATTAAAGCCTATAGGATGGACTCCTCCAGAATTGGCGCAATTTATCAAGGAATAGTATGGCACAGCATACAAATTATTGGACATGTAGTAAGTTTGCAGACTGGATTCGAGGCACTAATAAACCTGTATATGCTACTATGGAAGACTGGGACGAATGGAATACTAGTGCTCGTAAGGCACATCCTGTTCGTTATTGGGTAGCTGATGATGGTCTTGACTATCTTCAGGATTTTGTCACATGGCCTATAAGGAAAATTTATGATCTTAAATATTACATTAACAACCGCTGGGTTAGTTGCACTAATGCCTTGGTGGCTCATCCTCGTGATATCACTCCTGGTAATTGGCGTGACGTTGGTGATCGCTTTTTGCCTTGCCTGTTTAATTCCTTGGTCGACTTTGTCGAGATTGAACTAGCATGGATGCACATAGCTTGGGCAGACAAAGAAGTAGCTAAAAAGTATTCTGCACCTTTTTGGGCTCGTGGCTGGTTCCGCTGGCGCACCTGGCGTTGTCCGCAGGCAGGGTTAGATCATCTTGCCTGGTCAATGTCATTAGTTTGGGGAGAAGATGAAGGTCTTGATAAAGATGACCCACGCTATGGTAAACCTACGAGCCAAGCAGAGCGAGCTAAAGAGATTCTAAATCTATATACATGGTGGACTTGTACTCGTCCTAGTCGTCCAGATGCATATGAAGCTAGCGGTTGGACTGCTGTATGTGAAAAGGCTCGTGAAATGAATGGCGGCAAACTCACCTTTCGCACTCCGCCCGAACTTAAGAAAGAACATAATCGTGCGCACAAGGCTCTAGCCAAAATGGAAGCAGCCTATGAAAAAGAAGATGAAGAAATGTTGATTCGTCTTATTAAAGTGCGCCACGGGCTATGGACATAGAAATTAATCGCAAGGGTAGTAAATGGGTGGCTAGATTATGGGCTGACGAACCTGTACAGGTCGACGACGAGCGTATTCCATATCCCGAAGAACAATACGTAGAAATAAATCAGTGGTGCATCGACACGCTTAAATACCATGCTCGCACAGCCTATCACGTGTTTGAGTTTAAACGACAAGAGGATTTGGAATGGTTTCTCCTAAGGTGGTCTTAGAAAGATTGTATCGCAAGTACAAAAGAAAATATATTAAACAAGTAAACTCAATGACTAAGAATACCTTATGTGCAGTACCATGGATGCATTTAAATTTTGAACCAAATGGTAAAGTAGTTCCATGCTGTTTGACTAGTCATCATAACTATTTTGCCGGTGATCTCAATACTCAGAGTATTGAAGAAATTTGGAATAGTCAAAACATGAAAGATCTTCGCAAGCAGTTTCTTGCAGGAGAAGAACCTAAGATATGTGCAACTTGTTTTGATCGAGAAAAGATCACCGGCGAAAGCGGCCGCTATTATCAAAATAAAGAATTTCCCAATGTTATAAAGATTATTCCCGAGATTACAGAACCAGACGGTACCTGTAAGACTATGGAATTAAAGTATTGGGATTTCCGTTTCAGTAACTTATGCAACTATAAATGTCGGTCATGTGGTCCACGTTATAGTTCGTCTTGGGTTCCTGATTACAAAAAATTAGGTTGGGCTGATCAAGAAAAAGTATGGAGCATTGAAAGTGTTGAAGATCAAACTAATTATGATTTCTTAAAAGATCAAGTTAAGCATGTACAAAAGGTCTACTTTGCAGGTGGTGAGCCATTGCTTATGCCCGAGCATTGGCAAACCTTAGATCTACTAGTTGAAAACAAACGATTTGATGTTAAAATGTCTTACAATACAAATGCATCAACATGGACATATGGTAAGAAAAATGCCTTAGACTACTGGCGCCAATGGGAACCATGGAAGATTGAAGTTTGGCCGAGTTTAGACGAAATCGGCGAACGTGCAGAATTAATCCGTTCAGGCACTGTGTGGGAAAATGTTGAAGCAAATTTAAAAGAACTTAATACACTAGACAATATAACTGTACGTCCAGGTATGACTATTGGCGCATGGAATGTACGTAGATTGCCAGCTATTATTGATTACCTAGTCAATATTGGCATAGTTAGTGCTAAACATAAACATCAAAATTTCTTTATTAATTTATTACAGCATCCGCCGCATTATCATGTGTCTATCTTACCCGATGATTATAGAAAAGAAACTATTGGTGAATTACGAGCATGGATCGATCAACATAATAAAAAATATAATACCACTGTTGATCATGCATTTACACATATTATCCACGAACTTGAACAACCATTTAATTTACCTGCTGCTCAAAAGTTTTTGTGGAACACAGAAAAAATTGACGGTGTTCGCAATGAAGATTTGTTTAAAGTTATTCCTGAAATGTTAGTAGTTAAACAGGCTGTAGAAAATGCAAAATAAGATTATACGTATTGAACAGAATGATGTATCGTTAATGCATTTAACATGGGTGATTAATAACATCTGTACCAATGCATGTTCATATTGCCCTTCTATACTCCATGCCGGTAAGAATCATCACTATGACTGGGCTAATGCTAGACGGTTCTTTGAGATTTTATTTCAACGATATCCAAAGATACATTGTAGTGTTAGCGGTGGAGAACCTAGTGTCAGTCCGTTCTTTCAAGAAATTGTTAAAATATTCCATGATAACGGTCACCACATTGGTGCTACTAGTAATGCTGCCAAACCTGTTAGATATTGGGAAGAAATATCTCCCTATATGAGCTATATTTGTTTTTCTTATCATCCAGAATTTCCAGACAAAGACTTTATTAAAAAGGTCAGTGCTGCAGGAGAATATACATATGTTACTGTTAGAGTTATGATGTACCCTAGCTTGTGGCAGCATAGTTTAGACATTTATAATCAACTAATAGATATTCCTCATATTTTTGTAGAACCAGTTAGGATCGTAGATTGGGGCGGTGCTGACAAATCTGCTGTTGATTATACTAAAGAACAACTACAATTTTTTGTCGATAATGCTAGAATCCCAAAATCATTACTACACTTAGTGAAAAGACCGTATGCAGAAGTAGGTGCAAGATTTTATTTCGACGACGGCACAGTAGATAACAATCCGAGTGCGGTTGATTACATTAATGCAGGTATGACTAATTTTAAAGGCTATGAATGCGATGCGGGCCTAAACGAGCTATTTATTGATCATCTAGGTGATATATATTTGGCCAACTGTATGATAGGGAATCCTGTTGGTAATATCAACAATCCCGACAATATTAAATGGCCTACAACATCAATAATTTGTACCAAAACATTGTGTCATTGCTCTACAGATGTTAATATTAATAAACGATTAGTATGAAAATAGCGCAATTTAAATTTGAATTAGAGGATGGCTCTCCTTTAGTATTAACTTATAATCTACAAGATAACAGCTTAACACCTAAATGGATTGACTGCGTTAAGCAACGAAAGACAGAAACTAAACAACCTTCAAAATTAGAAACACTTATTAAAGGTAGTAAGTTTCCAAAAGATCCATTAGAGTTAAAAATTACAAATAAGACTATAGATGATATAGAAAGTTTAATGGTTAAACTTAACAGTATAGTTGAACAGATCAACGACTATTATGACGAGCCGTTGCCGCTATTTAATACTTCAACAGACATAGATCATACAATTTTAAACTATCTGCATGAACAATTTGAACGCTATGGCGAACGTCATGCCCAAATCGAAGCAGACGGTAACTATCGAAACCATTTTAATCGTGTAGGTGGAAATCCTGATAGATATCCCGGACATACATTTAAAGTAGAATTTCATCAATTGTGGTTAGATCTTAATCAATGGATCCATATTACTGAAGGAGTTATGTCTGACAGCGATTATCCAAATTTTAGTTGTTTAGTTCAATATACCCCGTTTATTGAACAAGGTGCTCGCATCACTCCTGAAGATAAATTATTCTTAGATCATAGTCCCAAATGGGGGCAATTGTATTTAGGTTATAACACACTAGGTAAAGACTATATGCATGCCTATTGTGATGACGACAAACGAGTTATTACTAATAATCAAGTTAAAGTACAAAAATGGCTTAGTACAGAAGTTTGGTTAAACTTTAGTAAAGATGAACTATACGCACCACATAAAGAGTTTGAATTAAGATTCTACAATTGGTGGAAATCTATCAAGAATAGTCCGCCATTTGTTAACATTGATGAGCTTGCTCTAGGTCGTTACTATTTAGGTGAAATTAGCTTTGATGCCGCATTCTTAGATTTTCACCCAGTATACGAAGATTGGCTAGTACCTAATAGCGACATTAGACGAGCATGGAATCTTACAGTATTTAGGAAAATTGTTAAAGCAACTGGAGTTAAAATTATAGATGCTTGACACATTAGAAAAATTTATTAAAGAATCAGTAGATAATCAATGGGAGCCTAGCTGGCCATTACCTAGAGATATATTTCAATCAGATTGGCCTTGGGTTCCTGTAGATTTTGATGCTGATTTTAAAACTATGCACGAAGAATGCATTGCAAATGACCAGTTGTTTGTAGGACACCGACAAAAAGACAAACAGAATAGTTATAGCCATGAGGGTTGGGCAGCTATTACTCTGCATGGCATAAACCCTACTGCTACTGAAAATTACGAACAATACGGATTTAGCAGTGCAGCTGAAGCAAATTATCACTGGACTGAAGCATGCGAGCTATTCCCGGCATGTGCTGAATTTGTTAAGAGTTTAAAATATAAACAATATGATAGAGTCCGAATTATGAAACTGTCCGCCGGAGGGTACATCATGCCTCACGTTGACGGACAGGGTAGGATATTTGGACCATTGAATATTGCTATTAATAATCCCGAAGGGTGCAATTTCTATTTTCGTAAATGGGGTCGTGTACCTTTTAAACAAGGTAGTGGTAATTTCTTAGATATCGGAAACGAACACATAGTATGGAATAACTCCGATGAAGATCGCTATCATTTCATAGTTCACGGCAGTGGTATGGGGCACCTGTATAACTATACATTAAATCAAATGAAAACAAAGTATGAACAAATATAAAATTGCCTATGGCATATACAATCAACTTGATAGAATTAATAATGATGAAATGTATCTTAAAGCCAAAGGTGCTTCATTATTTTATCTTGAAAGACTAAACAGTAAACTAGTAATAGAAGACTGGGATCCAATTACTATTATATGTCGTGACAAAATTCATAGCGTATTGCAAGAAGCTGTTGACCAAGATTTTGATTATTGTGTTATGACGGCTGCAGGATTGCAAATTAAGAACTTACAGTTCCACATTGATTTAGAAGAATTTATAGATGTGAATGAATTTGGAATTGCAGGTCATCCGTTATGGAAGACTGATGGTAGATGGTTAGAATTGCATCACCAGTTTTTTATCGTTAACCTCAAAGCGTATAAAGCAGTAGGATATCCAGATTTCGGCACGTGGATTCGTGCAGAAACATTATTACCAGTAGTAGAACGTAGTGAAGAAAACTTCCACGACGATTATACTCCATTATGGGTAAGAGCTACAGGAGAACATGCTATGCAACCAGGTGCGTGTCAGGGCTGGGAATTATTAGCGGCTATGTTTGACGGTGGCTATCCTGTTATAACCCTAACTGAAAAGATACGATTAAGTAAATTTTACACATATCCGGAACACGAAACAGATAAGTTTATAGACAGTTTGCGCACATTAACTCCTTATCCGGATATGAATTGGAATCAAGATAAGTGGATTAATGACAGCAAATTTGTTAAAGATCAAATATGGTTGTTTAATAGTGAGAGCTTGCGTATTCATAATAATAATGGTCCGTATGATTTAGTAGTTAATACAGCCAGCGGATTTAAAATATTTGATTTCTTTAAGCATCCTCGATTAACTGATACTGCAAGATGTATTATATATGATTTTAATCCTAAGAGCCTAGCATGGTACAAACATTTCTATACTTGGCAGGATGAAGATTTATTAAAGTGCATTAGAGCATTTCCTGATCGAGATAACTTTACTTGGATCGGACAGTGGGATCCAACATATACTGAAAATCAAGGATTCAACAATGGGTTGACGCAGACTTTTGATTACTTTGGCGGTGAAGAGCAGTTTCAAGTGTATTGGCAACAATTCAAAGCAATGCCTGTTGAATTTGCTGAAATAGATCTTTATAATAATCCTGCCAAATTGGCTGCACTAATGTACGGTCCTGGACGTAAATGGATTAATTTAACCAACATTTTCTCTACAGATGCTACTCAGGTAATATTTGGCCATGCAGAATGCATGGCTGCACAGTATCGTTGCTTAGGGACGTTATATACTGTTGATCCGACTATTGATATTACAATGTTTGATTACTGGAATAGACATAAACTTGGCGCGGTGCGAGACGTTCTATGAGAAAGATTTGGGTATATGGTGACAGCTTTGCTGCACCGGGTGAGGGTGATGCTAAATCCTGGACTGACATATTAGGTGAATTGCTAAGTTTGCCAGTGTCTAACGTGGCCGTCAACGGTGCTAGCACAGAGTATGCTATAAAACAATTTGTAGGTGGAGTACACGGCGACGCATTTAATGACGAAGACATTATAATTTTTGTAAACAGCTCTGTTGGTCGTATACATTTTCAATATCAAAATCAGCAACCGCATACTGCTGTTTGGAAAAATGGAGAAGGGTATGATCTGTCTGATCCAAAACATCATTGGTTTACATACAACAGGCAACACCTAGAATGGTATTTAACTAGCATAGATTTGCATGTATCATCTATTGCTCATGAAGGATTTTTACATATTCTAAAGAATTTTGCAGAAACTAGAAATGGTCCAGTTATGGTGTTGTCCAATATGAGCCATAATTTAGACATGCCTATGGGCACTATTCCCAAGAATTTTTTAAGACCAAAAATATTTTTAAATGAAATAGCAGTATCAGAAGTGACCGGTAGACTATCGTACAATGAATGGGTTAAGCACACGGGCAACGATCTGCGTATGAATCACATGTCAAACAATAACTTAAACATGCTGGCAAGACTAGTAGCGCAGGCATTTGCTCACTTAGATGCTGATTGCTTAACCTATGATCGTTTTGAAAAAAATGTGTTTGAGCCTGTTAAAAATAAAGCCCAATATGCCGAATATGTAGAGCAGGGCAAACTATATCCAAATCGCATGAACGATCTTAAAGGTTGACATTATAGCCAAACGGTGCTACAATACTATATACAGTAAACAAACAGGAGCAGAACGTGGCTAAAGTTGCAACTAAAAAGAAAACTAAACGTATTACCAGTGCTAGTATTCGTGAACATGCTAAGAAAGATCATAGCCCAGTTTGGGAAGGTTGCGAAACATGGACTGGTGATCAATTCCATAGACATTTTGTAAATGCCATGTCTTATTATCGTTTAGAGTTTGCTGGAAAAGATTTAAAGCCTGCTGTACTCAAATGGATGGCCACAATTGGCTGTACCAAAGAAGATATTACAGCATTTAAGAAAACCAAAGACAATCGTTGTTCATCAACTATGGGCGGTGTTGCTAGTTGTTTGCTTCGTGGTATGACTGCTGTTCGTGCAGACTTTAATGAAGGTAGAGATACTGCCGCATGGTTGCGCGGTGAGATTGTTCGTGTTATTGAAGAAGGCCAAGAAGATATCGATGTTGAAGGTGAAGCGGCTAAAGAATTGGCAAAACCTACAGTAGTTCAACCAACTATTCAAGAACGTGTGCGTGATGCCGCTTTAGGTATGACTGAAGAACTAGAAACTGCCCTAGAGTCATTTATTAGCGATCCAGAAGCATTTGATCCAAAACAGTTCAAAGTATTAAACTTACTGAAAGGCAAAGAAGCCAAGGCTGCACATGCTCGTATTATCAAAGAATTCTATAATAATATGCTTGCAGAGTTAGAAGAACTTGCTAGCGGTGAAGCTGATGAGCAGTTACGTGAAGGTTATAGTCATCTTGCTCGTAAGAATGTACGTAAACTAATAGATTTCCTACAGGAAATTGCTGCTGCTTGTACTATGTTAGCACAAGAAGCCAAAGTAAATCGTGCGCCACGTGCTAAGAAATCTGTACCTAAAGAGAAGTTAATTGCTAAACTCAAGTACAAGAAAACCGATGAACCACTGAAACTAGTATCAATTAACCCAACTGATATTCTAGGTGCCAGTGAATTATGGATTTATAACACCAAAACTCGTAAACTAGGCAAATATGTTGCTGACAGTATACAAGGTCCGTTAACAGTCAAGGGAACTAGTATTGTTGGATTTGATGAACATCAAAGTGTTCAAAAGACCCTGCGTAAGCCCGAAGAAAAGCTCAAAGAGTTCAAAGCGGCTAGCAAAGTACAGTTACGTAAGTTCTTAGACGGTATCAATGCCACCGATACCAAACTAAATGGGCGTTTAAACGAAGAAACTATGCTGTTGCGAGTGTAGTATCCTTTAGCAAAACATAGATAAATACTCCAAAGAGAGTGTTTATCTATGTCAAAATTTTTCAATATAGCAGACGACGGTACTGTTGAAATAAACAGTTTAGCCTTAACCAGTACATCTGGTAATGTAGTGCATTCAGGTGCGCTAGAAGTTACTGGAAATACACAGTTAAACAGCAACCTAGTCGTACAAGGCAATATTACTGCTAGTGTTATTCACGTAGACAGCATAGTCACTCCAAACGGTAGCTTGGCAGCCGCTGGGCAATGGACTTATAACACAGAAGAAGAATTAAATGGTAAAGGCTTTACTTGGACCTACGGTGCAGGTAGTACACAATTAATTTATCGTTCTGGTCATAGACTATGGACTAACGCTAATTTAGATCTAGCAGCAGGTGCTACACTAAGCATTGATAATATTCCAGTGATTACTACTACTAGCTTAGGTAGTACTATCACTGATAGTAATTTAACCACACTCGGTACATTAGAATCCCTAGACGTTTCTGGCAACGTCAATGTTGCTGATTTTGTATATTTTGATAGTATTTCAAATCGAATTGGTGTAGGTACTGAAGAGCCAAATTTATCTCTAAGTATTGTTGATAATAATGTAGAACTCGGTATAGGCAGTCCTGCTATCGGGGTTGGCAGTATTGGCACATATTCAAGTCATGACCTTGCTATTACTACAGATAATCTAGCTCGCATTACTATCAAAGCCAGCGGACAGGTTAATATTGGTGATCCAGTCAACGGTGGCGGTGTATTAAATGTATATGGTACACTATTTGCCACTACCGTTCAAACAGACAATAGAATCGATCGTTCTTTCCCTTTACAGTTTACAGCTACAGCTGACACTAGCATTTATGGCCTAGGATTAACTTGGGCAGGCACAGGCGAAACACGTCAGTTAATTATGATGGCTGGACCAGATCGACTTTGGTCAACTGAGAGTATCGATGTCGGACCAAACAAGGCCTACTATGTTAATGGTGTACTTGCAGTATCTGACAGCGGACTTGGTCCAACAATATTACACAGTAATCTTGTCACAGTAGGTACACTAAGCGGATTGCATGTGTCTGGGGTAACTGAACTAGCTAGTACCAGTGCTAGTTCATTAGCAGTTGGTCCTATAACCATAACTGATAAGGGTATTTCTAGCACTACCGGTATAACAGCAGATGTTAATAGTCAAAAGATTATATCTGCAGACAGTGCGCAAATTGTCATCGGTGATGCCACACTGCAAAGCAAACCTGTTAAAGTATTTGGTCCGTTGAGTGTTAATATTAATAATCCAGATCCTACACTACAATTTGCAGTTAATGGTGATGTTAGCATCGGCGGCAAGCGATTTACCAACGGAGTAGCCGCACCGACTTCTGGTTCATTCCAAGTCGGCGATATTTGTTGGAACTCAGCACCGACTCTAAACAGTTATATCGGTTGGATCTGCGTTACAGCTGGTGTTCCTGGTCAATGGGCACCGTTCGGCATGATTGGTTAAAGCACTCTTTTAATATCAATAACTTACCCAATAAATATTAGCTCAGAGGCTAATATTATGGGACCAATAACTAAAGAGTTATACAAACAAATCAAAGGCTGGAGAATCTATTCAGTTATTGCACCGGCAGTATTCTGTGCGGTTGCGGCATTTTTATATCTACATTTTGGAACACCGTTCCAATCGATCTTTTTCACAGGCTTGATCATTTTGAGTATCACGTGTATTTCGTGGTGGCATTGGAGCCTATCAACTATGGTTACCATGCTGGCCATTATGAAAGACACTGACGACCATTTTGAAGATGTTGCCGATAAATTAGAACAACTTAGAATCCAAAATGGTGGGAAACCCAATTTAAAAATAGTCAAACCTGTTGACAATTCTAAATAAGAATTAGATATTCATCCCGCGTCGTGTGCTAAATAAACATGAGGTGGGTTATGATTCATTTATATGTTAAACAGCATAATATTACAGGATTGAAATATTTCGGTAAGACCGAAAAAAAAGATCCATACATTTATCTAGGTTCTGGCAAATACTGGAAACGCCATTTAACAGTCTACGGTAAAGATGTCTCTACTTTAGAGGTATGGACATTTGATAATATTAAAGAGTGCGAAGAGTTTGCGTTAACCTTTTCTAAAGAAAATAACATTGTAGAATCTAAAGAATGGGCTAATTTAAAATACGAAAACGGTAAAGATGGGGCTATTAAAGGCTGGGAAGGTATGATTGGTTCAAAAAATCCAATGTACCAAAAAACTAAAGAACAAAATCCTTTTTATCAAAAAAAACATTCACCAGAGACTATTGCGCTATATAAAGAACAAAAAGCAAAAGGAAATAATCCTAGAGCAAAAAAAATAACTACTCCAAACGGAAAATTCACTAATGTTAAAGAAGCAGGTAAGGTTTTAAAAATGCAACTTACAACATTAAGAAATTTACTTAATAATGGCAAAAATGGTTATCATTGGGGTTGGAATTAAGTGTTAAGTATAGTATAATATATGAACTAAACAGTGGACTTTTTGACGCTCATCCCACTCAAAATATTCTGCGTGTCATTGTTTATAAAGGAAAAACAACAATGGCAAATGTATTACAATATCCAGCAGTAACATACAAGTACACAAGTACCAAAGAATATCACGATGCATTTCCATGCGCATATCGCCAATGGCGAGCTGACAGCCACTGTAATCTAATTCACGGTTACAGTTTTTCAATGAAGTTTTATTTTGGCACAGATGATTTAGATGTCCGTAATTGGGCAGCTGATTATGGCGGACTTAAAGAACTCAAAGGCATTTTGGAAAGCCAATTTGATCATACACTACTAGTAAGTGCTGATGATCCAGAATTGGAAACATACAAGTTGTTAGAGTCAAAGAATCTAGCCAAACTAACCATTCTGCCCAAACTAGGATGTGAAGGGTTAAGCGATATGCTTTACAAATACGTAAACGGTGTTTATATTCCGGATATGTGGGGACCAGCTGAAGCTGAACGCTTATGGTGCTATCGTGTAGAAGTACGTGAAACACAATCAAATATGGCTTTTAGAGAGGGGCATAGATGTTGGGACGAAGACCTTTTTGCATAATTTTATCACAATGTCCCTAACAAAACGCACATTTTGTATAAATACCAGTAAGGAGATCAAAAATGTTCTATTACTTGTATGAAATTAAAAATACCGTAAACAATAAAATTTACGTAGGCGTCCATCAAACAAAAGATATAAATGATGGATATATGGGAAGCGGGACTGTCATAAACAGAGCGTATGAAAAATACGGAAAAGAAAAGTTTGTTAAAACTGTTCTTGAATATTTTAATACTCGTGAAGATATGATTAGTCAAGAAATAGAAATTGTAAATGAGGATTTCTTATTAAGAGATGATACTTACAATGTAAGACGCGGTGGAACTGGAGGGTTTGATTACATCAACAAAAACGGATTAAACATAAATCACGTACCTAGGTCTGATGAATTTAAGAAGAACTTGTCTGAGAGGATGAAAAACGATAATCCGAGTAAACGACCAGGGGCTAAAGAGAGAATGAGTGTAGCAACAAAAAAAGTAATGGAGCAAGGAACTCATCCGTTTTTGGACCCAGAAAAGCAAAGAGAATTATCTAACAGGCCGAGAAAAGATGGTAGAACCAAATCAGAAGTTTCAAAGGAAACAGCAAGTAGAATGGTAGAAAATGGAACTCATAGTTTTTTGAAAATGAATTCTGAAAAAATACCATGTGAGCATTGTGGTAAGGTGATATCTTACCCAAACTACAAAAGATGGCACGGAACAAAATGCCGAGAATGGAATGAAGATTTATTCGCATAATGACTAGAATTAATTCAAACTTAGATCCAAAACTCCTAAAGCGTATGCACTTAGTTGCAGAGCTTCGGGAGATTACAATGGTGCCTGCGGCATTGCGGCGCAGTTTACGTACACGTAAGAGAGAGGACATCCTTAAAGGTATTCCTAAGAAGTTTACGCTAAACAAAGGCCACGTGTCGTTCTTTTACGATAAGCAATTATTCTTACATCGCCGGTTTATTAATCTGTGTACGGAAATGGAACGTAGGGGTTATCAACCAGATTGGACTCGTGGAACAGCATTTCACGGGCTCGATCCGGAATTTTGGAACGATTGGGAATCTACCTTAGAGGATGATGACGTTGTATTAGAACGTATCAACTTCCGTATATCACAAAAACCACATTTATACAATGATTAAAAAAATTCTAGTTACTGGGGGAGCTGGCGGAATAATTCTTTTCGTTTTTCTGGATGATTTGCGCCGCCGCCGGTTTCTGGAATTCGATTAGCCCATTCTGTACTTTCAACCACATTCCACAAATTGCTGTAGTGCTTTCCCCACTCGTGTAATTCTTTGTTAGTTTGGCATTCTCTAACGATTTCAGTAGTGTAATCTATTCCGTGTTCTTTTAAGTGCGTTTTCCAATCTGCTCCAGACCCGTGATATTTGTGCGGATCTTTAGCTGTAGTTTTACCAAGATATTTAAGACCAGTTTTATTATGTGTCTTAATATACAAATAAATAGTCATGCTGATAGCTCCTCATAAGCTGTTAGAGTAGTTGGATATTTCCAGTATCGCGAACTACACTAATATTTAGCTTACTCTGCTTTAGGCTTACGTGGAGCACGTGGCTTCTTAGCCGCTGGCTTTTTCTTGGCAGCAATGCTTTTAACAACTGCTTCAGATGCAGCCTTGGCATTTGAGGTTTCAACTTTATAAGGCGCTTCAACTACAGGTGTTTCAATTTTAACTGCTGGTGCAAACAAACTTTTAATAAATTTAATCATGGTATTTCTCCTGGTGAACTATTTATAAGGTAAATATCACTATGTACAATTTTATCAAATATGTTAGCCTAAATGAAGGGAAAACTCCTAAAACTTTAGAGCAAACTCCTTTACCATATGCCCGCGATGAGTTAGGACGTAGTCTTAGTAAGCAAACCTTAGACTATCATTATGGAAAACTTTATAAAGGATATGTAGATCGTTTTAACAAGGGAGAAGGTGATCCTGATTTTAACGAAGCAGGTGCTTTCTTACATGATATCTACTTTACACAGTTCCAAAAACCCACAAGATCAAACGAGCCCGACGGCACTGCTGGTGAATTTATTAACAAACACTACAAGAGTTTTGATGCGTTTACCGATGCTTTTCAAAAAGAGTTTATGTCTATCCAAGGCAGCGGATGGTGCTATCTAGCCCGAGATGGAAAAATTAAGACTATCAAAAATCACGAAATTAAAATGGATATTGTGCTGTTAATCGATGCTTGGGAGCATGCCTGGGCATTAGATTACCAAGCTGACAAGAAAGGTTATCTCAATAACCAATGGAAGATAATGAACTGGAATGTGATCAGCTCTAGAGTTGGTCTAGCAAATAAATAATATTGCTATGAAAATCTGGGAACTATTAAACGAGGGTGTGAACGATCAATTCTTGTATCACGGAGTGCCAGACGGCCCTACTATGATGCAGATATTAAAAAGTGGCAAATTAAAGCCGCAAAAGCCCTTTGACTTTGATCAAGAGATGGACAGACAACGTGGCGAGAAATCCGTTAAACGTATTAGTCTAACTCGCAACCAATACCTACACTTTCCCTATGGTCACGGAGTAGCACAGTTTGTTATAGATAAAGATGCTCTTCGTCGTGCTGGATACAAAGTAGTACCTAAAGTCGGTGCTATGATGCATTACAAATACGAAACAGAAGAACAAGTATATCAACCTATTCCCATACGAGCTCCGTTTATAGTTGAAATACAATATGACCCTGACTTAAAAATCCCTAGAGGGTTTTTTGATAATGCTCGAGCAATGGGTGTAAAAATTACACCGTGGCGCAAAGAAGGGCGAAACCCCTTAGCTAAACCGACTGCTGATAATGGCCCCCAACCACAGAACGACTATACAGATCCGTCAAAATTAAAAATACACAATAATGGCTATACCAGTGGTAATCCTCCAAAGAAAACCGAACCCACTGAGTGGTATGTAGGTTATAATCGACCAGGTGGATTTATTGATATGATAGGACAGCGTAGTAAAGATAAATCATATATACAAAAACTTTACCCGCAACTCAAAGATAGAGTTGCTAAGAAATTAGATTTTTCTGGATTACTCCCAGCTGATCAATATAGAAAAGAATGGAAACGTGGATACAGTCAAGTACATCCGGGCGATAAGGATTGGCAAAGCTAGAGTTGGTCTAGTGTCTTAAGACTGCTTACGGGCATATCCCATACTTTTCTGCGTTCAACACCTTTGCTTTGAGCAAAGCGTTTGGCATCACAATCTCCGCATACATGATATACACTATTGGTTAACCGATTTGGGTCCATGGCTCCTTTATCTCTATAAAATACTTCTCCACAGCAGTCGCAACGAAACACGATCACAGCTTTCTTACGGCTATAGGTATGCGTCTTGCCACGCTTGCTGGTGCGTACATAGTGATTTTCACGAAATTCAGTACTGATATACATACACATATTTACATTAAGGTTACAAAATGGTATTGATAAATATTATATCGAGGGCTACCATGATTACAATTTCCAGCAGTGCAGAAGCAAAAATCAAAGATTTACTCCTAGAAGAGAACAATCCTAAGCTAGCCCTACGTACTTTTGTGCAGGGAGGCGGCTGTAGCGGCTTCAGCTACGGTTTCACATTCGACGACGTTGTCAACGAAGATGACTTCGAAATCCCCTTAGGTGAATTTAAAGTACTTGTAGACAGCATGAGCATGACTTATCTCACAGGTGCAGAAATAGATTATAAAGAAGATACAATGGGTAGCTCATTCAGCATAAAGAATCCTAACGCAACAACCACATGCGGCTGCGGCAGCAGCTTTGGAGTATAATATAAAATGACACAACACGTAATTAACACCGGTATACAAGGTAATGACGGTACAGGCGATAGTATCCGTGAATCGTTTACCAAGGTCAATCAAAACTTTACAGAACTATATGCTGTATTTGGACTTGGTGGCGCACTGACTTTAAGTACGCTAGATGATGGTACAACATACACCTCTAATCAAATTATTGCTGCCAATGCCAGTGGAAATAAACTAAGTGCCAGAACATTGACAAGTACAAACGGTACTATTACTATTACACATACTCCCGGGTCAATTGATATTACTACTCAGGCTGCAAGACTTATTAGTGATAGTAGCCCTACACTGAATGCAAATATCAATGCTAACAATAATTATACTATTGGTAATTTGCCAAATCCTAGCGGTACATTAGTAACTGCATTCAACGCACTATACACTGGTAGTCCAACTACAATTAGTAAATTGCCTGTAACTGTTGACTACGGTGTTAATAAGTATGTTGCTGGTGTAGCTAGTAACATTACTGCTGGTACAACAACTACACCATCGGTTGCCGGCACATATACTGTCAGTGCGGCTCTAAAATCACGCACACAACCGTTAACACCAAATACCGGTGATGTGGACTATAATCCATCATTAACTGGCAATTACCTTGCTACTGAAGTAGTACAACGTCAAGACCTAGTATTACGCGAAGGTGACTCGATGACAGGATTGCTTGAATTAAGTGATCACCCTGCACCATTAGCGGGTGCCGGTGTAGTCAACGGTGTTGACGATCTTCAAGCTGCTACAAAGTACTATGTTGATAATAATTCGTATTATAGCAGTGTAAATTTATATGTGTCTACGACCAGCGGTGATGATACACAGGCTAAAACCCCTGCAGGCAGAGAAGGTCGTGCATGGCAGTATGCTTATAAGACAATTGGCGCAGCAGCCCTACAAGCAGATACTCTAGTTAATTTATCGCAAGTAGAACCTGGTCCATATCGTCAAACTATTGCTTATACAGTCGGTGCAGTACAAACAAATTCAACTGTAAGTAGTATTACATTGACTGGTGGTAATAGTGCAGTATCAGGATATACAGATGCTGTTACCTTGTTAGAAGCTAACAAAACATTTATTCAAACAGAAACAATTGCATATATTAATCAAAAATATGTTAGTGCATTTTCAGATACTGGATATTATGATATTATCAAACGTTTTGTAGATGGTGTCGGCTATGACCTTATCTTAGGAACTAACTTTAATTCGATTACACAAGCTACTAGTTTGTTTAATCCTTCGATAACTAATCAAAATATCATTAGTTCACAACTAGCACAGATCACCGATGCTATTAGTCAAATACAAGTTCAACTTGGTACATATTCGTACAACCAAACACTATTACAAAGTTATATTACTCAAGTGATCAATGCCTTGTGTTATGACATGGTATTGGGTTCAAATTATCAAAGTGTACAAGCTGCTTTAAATTATAGTCACTACGGTATTGGTATTAGCACTGCAGAAATTATCTATGCATTAAATCAATTACAGACTAGAATTATTGCTATCCTCGGTTCAAACAATACCACAGCAGTAGCATCTATCCAGGCAAACATTGCTGTTATTCAAAATATTATTGAAGGTGGTACTACACCGGCACTAAATCTACCATCTACTAGTGCAACAACTACTGCTCAAACAAATGCTATGACATTGTTGTTTAACAACATTGCATTTATTCAAGCTGAAATTACAGCCTACATAACAGTTAACTTCCCAGGTTTACAGTACAATGTAACTACATCTAAACGCGATACTGAATATGTTATTTGGAGCATTGTCTATGACATGATGTACGGTGGCAATAGCCAAAGCATATATGCGGGCATGCAATATTGGGCCTATGGTTATGGTGACACATTAACCTTAAATGCTAACGAAAAATCTGCATGTACTAACGCGATCATTTATTTAAAAACTCTAGTTCAAAATATTATTACAAATACCTTGTTAGGTACTAATGGTACTATTTTATATCAGCAAACTGTTGTTCAATATACTAATGCAGTATTAACAGGCATCACCGCAGGTGATACACTGAGCTTAGGTCTTCTTGCTAACCTTACAGAAATTCAAACGCTGATTAGTGCACCAACTGAGCCAAGCTATCCAACAGCTACTCAGCCAACACTATCATATTCAGATAGTGTACTACAAACTGATAGATCTAGTATCTTAGCACAGGAAACATCATTAGCTGCTAGTGCTGTTAGTGATATTAATTCAGCATTTGCTATTATTAATGATTCCAATGTTACAACTTACATTAACGGATTGTTTACTACAATTACTCAGTTGTTAACTTACGGCATAGCTAATACAACATATCCTCGTCCTACAATCACATTAGCAGCAAGTCCAAGTGCTGCAATCACTGGATATACAAATGCTGCTACAGCCATCAGTGCTAACCTAGCATTTATTGCCGAGGATGCATACCTTTATGCTATTAACAACAATTCAGGATTTGTTCCAGCTGCGGGAGCAACACAGTTTAAAAATAGTATTCGATATCTAGCAGAAGCTATTGCTTATGATTTAACTTACACAACCAGTAGCGTAGCATCCAATGCTGCCAGCGATTTTGCTGCCAATCAAATACTAGCAAATTTTGCCAGCGGTAGTGCAGAACAAACTATTTGGAACAGTGTGATTACTGGACGAGTAAGCCAGACTGTGGGATTAGTTGCAGCAAACAGCGCAGTAACTCCTCAAACAGGTCATGCATTAACCCAGACATTTAATAGTGCATGGATCCCAGGCGGACTTGCCGCAAGTGCAATTGGTAATTTATTCAACTTAACAATAGAAAAAATTGTAGGGGCAATATCAACTCCTACGGTCATTTATCCTTCAACAGCACCCTATAGTTCAGCAGAGTATTATCCTGCAACACAATTAATTTTTACTAACGATGTTACAATTACTAACAATGTATTAACATATATTACTACAAAGTATACAGGTGGATATAGTTATAATCAGGCATTGTGTTATCGTGACCTCGGTACAATCATCGATGCTGTGTGTATTGATCTATTAGTTGGCGGTAATTATCAATCAATCAATGCTGGTAAAGCATTCTATAAAAATTCAAGTGCGTTGCGTGTATTTACTACTACTCCAAGTTTAGATGGATTACTATTTGCTGAAAAAGTTGCCTTGCAAGTGTTAAATCAAGTACAAGCACTACGTTATCAATCGCAACAAACCCAAGGAGCATATAATGGCTCATTGGCAGATGCAACGGGTGCAATTACTACATTCCAAACTAACTTTGCTACTTTAGTTGGTATTGTTGAAAATGGTTATGGTTCTGCTCCTACCCCAAATCTTGGTACTGGATTATATACAATTAAATTCAGTAACGGTGGACGTGGATATGTTGACCAAGGTACCCCCGGCGATGTGCATATTCTTTCAGGACAAATTTTAATTGGTAATACTTCAGGAGCGACTGGTACTATTGTATCATATGTTCCGGGTACATTATCAAGCAATGATACAATTGTTGTTCAATTAACACAACCTGGATTCTTTGCCACAGGCGAAACATTAGACTTTGGTTCAACTGTTAGTAATCTTAATACAACTATTTGGGTTGAGAGTGGTATTTACTACGAAGACTTCCCAATTAAGGTTCCTGCAAATACAACTATTGCAGGTGATGACTTCCGTAGAACTATTGTTCGTCCATTAAATCGTATCAGTCAGTCGCCTTGGAGATCAACATTCTTCTATCGTGATGTAGTATACGATAATTTACAAACTGGACAAATTAATTTTCCAAGTTTGAATCGCGGCGGTATTGATTATGCTACTTCTACAAGTATAACATTAAGTGCAACTACTGGTAAGATTACTGCTACACTAACATCAGGTGTTGCTGCTACTAACTGGATTGGGTTGATCCTTATGGATGCAACTAGTGAAACTGGCACAGCAGGTAAAGCGGTTGTTACTAGTGTCAGTGGTAATGTAATCTACTTAACTGTATTATATCCATTCTCAAGTAGCGAAGTTACTCCTTATACAATTGCCAGCGGCAGTTGGCATTTATATGGTGCATTAAATTACGGTCGCCATTATTTAAGTGATCCACAAAACATTTATTCAACACCGTTGAATAACAAAAACATAGACATGTTCCTATGTAATGATGCTACTCGTATCAGATTAATTACAGGACAAGGCCATGGCGGCTTTATGATGGTACTCGATCCTAATGGACAAGTGTTAACTAAGTCGCCTTACTGTCAAGAATCAGCTAGTTTCATTGCCAGTCTTAACGAACCTCGATTTGCGGGTGGACAATTAATTGATGGTTTTGCAGGACGGTTATATGGTAATATTAGCACAATTGGCTCAGTAAACGGTATTTTGGGAACAAGTATAACAGTAACAGGTACTTCAAATAGTGGCCTCGATGTACGTGCACCACAAGTACCATGTTCATTCTATGTACAAGGTCAACGCTATCAAATTGACTATGTTGCAAGTTACAATCAAGCAGTAACTCAAACAACTACCACATATGTTAGTGGTGGAGCAAGCGGTTCTAATACACTTGTTGTAACATCTGCTACTGGCATCGTTGCAGGGCAATTAGTAGTTGGTAATGGAGTTCCTGCATATACATATGTTAGTCCAATGTGGAATGGTTCGACTACTATTACATTAACTACTACATTAAATGCGCAAGCTAGCGGTACATACACATTTGCACTGCCACAGGTTGTATTAAATTTAGATAGTTCAACACCATTCTACCCATTAACTGCATTTGGAGGAAGTTTTTCAACTTTACAAACACAGTTAGGTCGTATCATCGATGCTGTAAACTATGACATGGTATTTGGTACAAACTATCTAAGTGTTAAGATGGGATTAAATTATAATTTAAATCTAAATTATATAACCAGTGGCCTAGCAGAATCATTATTAAGTCAAGGTATCGGTGAAATAGGCACATTAGTTAATGCTTTGAGTGTAGACAGTGCTGGCAAAACCGCAGTAAATACTAACTTAACTGTTATTCAAAATATGTTGAATAATGGATTATCATCTCAACCTACAATTAACTGGGCAACTCCAGTCGGTGCTACTACATATCAAGTCAATGCTAAAAACATTTTACAAATTAATAAAGCATTTATTGAACAAGAAATTACTGCATGGCTCAATGCAAACTATAACGTAGGTAGTTTTAGTGGGTATAGTGCTACTAAATCTCAACGAGACATTGGTCTAATTGTCGATGCGATTACCTATGACATATTATACAAGAATGCAGCTAATACAAGTAACGTTGCATCATATGATATTGCAACAAGTTTTTATTACAATGGACAAAGTGTATTCGGTGCTTCACAGGCAGCGTGTATTGCTTCGTTTGGTCGCTTAAGTACAATTTTACAACAGATTGTACAGAATTCAACAGTCACTGTTACAGCAGGTAACAACCTAATACAAAATACTTCATACTCGGCTGCTTCATCAACAGAAGCAACTAAAATTGGTACATTAGTTACATTAATTACAGACTATGCGACAGACGGAGTATGGAGTGGTGGATCGGTAAGAACTACCCCGGATACCTCGGGACAAGCAAGCAATTTAGTTACAGACTTTACTAGTATTTCTACAGCAAGAACTGCTATTATTGGTAACAGTACTGATAACAGTGGTGCTGGATCTGGAGTAATTGGTTTCATCATGACCAGTGGTAATTTACAAATTAACATCGAAATGGGTGGTAACCGTTCAATGTTAGCTAATGACTTTACACAAATCAACGATTTAGGTTTTGGTGTGGTTGCTACTAACAATGCTATTACAGAGCAAGTATCAACCTTTACATATTATAATCACACAGGCTTCTGGGCACTTAACGGTGGACAGGTTCGTTCAGTAGGGGGTTCAAACTCCACAGGTGATTATGGTCTACGTTCCACTGGATATGACTTGACTGAGTTACCAAATGCTGTCACATTGATCAATGATCAAGTTCAAACTGCTAGAGTGTACAAGAGAGCAACTACTGCGGCAAACATGATTCCAACTACTAGTGTTCAAGCATTAAATGTTTGGATTACTGGTTATAAGTATACTCCTTATAATAATTCAGAACTTGAAATTGATCATACATTGCAAGGCGGCAGTATTACTCGTTATGAAATTTCTAGTATTCAGCATGCTGGTATTCAAATTAATGGACAAGATGTATTAGAATTAAACTTTAGTACTGCAGGTACTGGCGGCACATCGACTAGCGGATTACAATATCCTTTATATGATGGACAAATTGTAACGATTCGTACTTTACAAAATCAAAAGATTGCCGGAGTTCAAACTGTTCATCCAACACGCCCGAGTACTAGTTTTCAATATTCGAATAATTTATCAGCAATTTATAGAATTTTAAATTATGGATTAACCGAATCAACTGGTGAAAGTTTAATTACAACTAGTTTTGGTGCAACTGCTACTCTAGTAAGTGGCAATACAAGCAGTGCTGTAATGACTGTATTAGTATCTTCAGGTACTATTGCAGTAGGTCAATTGGTCACTGGCACTGGATTTAATGGAACATTTACAGTGTATTCTGTTTCGCTAGTTTCTGGAAGTACATATTCTGTTACATTAAATGCTCCACCTAGTCTAGTACCAAGCGGAACAATTACATTTAGCAATCAAGTTACATCTAACGCAATGATTGAAACTGATGCATCATTTAATTACTATCAGTTATCATCAGATACAACTAGTATTGATTGTGCTGATCCGACTGCATATTCAACAGGTTATGCAGCAGGAACAGTAACTGGTGGTAGCACATCAAGCTATACATTAACAGTTAATGCAGTTACTGGTACAATTACTACTGGAATGACTATCGGTGGATTAGGATTTAGTGCAGGTGGTATTACTGTAAGTTCAACTAATGGCGGACCTAGTGGTGGAACATGGACATTAACTATAAGTGCCTATCCTACTATTACTCCAGTAGGACCAGTTTGGTTTGCCACTGCTACTCAGGGTTTACAAGTTGGCGATAACAAGATTGCAGTTATTGCAATTTCTCAGGCCAGTACTATCGCTCAATTAAATACAGGTAACTATATTACCACATGGAATGGACGTGTACATCGTATTTTAACTTACACTCCCCAGATAATTCCTGCTACTGGAACTTATGTATCAGGTGGTGTTGCTAATACTACAATGACTGTTAATAATGTTGCCGGAACCATCACTACTGGTATGCTTGTTCAGAATGCTGCGTTTACCGGCGCACAGTATGTGGCGAATGTGGCTGGACCAGTTAGTGGAATTTATACGATTACACTAAGTGCAATTGCAAATAGTACACCAACTGGCATAATAATATTTGGCACTGCGGCAAATTCTTATGTTACACTTGATCCAAATCCAGTGTACAATCTTGCAGCAAATACAAGTATTCCGGTGGCCGCGTTATCATTTGCCAGTGCAACTACTACGGTAAACGGAACAACATATGAGTATGTAACATATAATGTACCAAATACACAAACATATGCAAGTGCAACACCTGCTCTACCACCAGTAGACAGTTGGTTAACTATTAGTGGACAAAGTACCTCGGCATATAATGGTACATATCAAGTTGTAGGTACAACCTCACAGACTACATTAACTGTTGCAAGCACAACGAATTTAGCAGTAGGTATGGTTGTAACCAGTACCACTACTAATGCCATTGTTCCTACTAACTGTATTGTACAATCAGTTGCATCAGATGGTGTTACATTTACAGTAAGCCCGGCAGTATGGTTACCGTCTGGAGCAAACATCACTGCACAGTTTCCAACTTCAGTTGCACAAATTAATGTAGTTAGTGCAGGTAGTGGAGAATATGCCACTGCACCAAGTATTACCATTTCAGGTGGTAGTGCTGTTGTTCAAGCTACTGCAACTGCTACAGTTAGCGGTGGATACATCAGCGGAACTACATTAACATTAGTTAACGGTGGATATGGTTATGTTAGTGCTCCAACTGTTACTGCAAGTTTTGGTACTGCAACCTTTACTGCGGTGTTAACTGCAACCACAGTGTTTAGTAGTACAATAACATCTCAGAGCGAGCTAACACAGGTTACTGTAGGTTATCCAACAACTGTTGGTGCTATTACTGGTACTGCTACTACCGTTGCCAACAGTGGAAATCTAATTACACTAAGTTCAACAGCTGGTTTAACAGTTGGTAATCAAATCGTATTCACATTGCCAACTGCTACCAGTTCACAACTGGGTAATATTGTTGCTGGTATTCCTGCTACGCAGACTACGGCAGCTACGGTAGGAACTCCGTACTATATTCTTAGTGTAAGTAGTCCTAATATTACAGTGAGTTTAACGCAAGGTGGAAGTGTATTTGTTCCGATATCGAGCGGTAGTGCTAGCGGTACATTAAACTTTAGTGCTACTAGTTGGACATTTGGTAATACTGTTACTCCTAGTGCGGTTGCTGCACCAAGTGGTTCAGGAACCAGCACCTATACTGTAGCATTCACTATCCCGTCAACAAGTATCGTTCAAAATGCCTACTATAAAGTTTCCGGCAGTACAACTCCAATGTACAACGGTGTATGGTTATGTACTAGCTCAACTAACCCAACTGCAACAACTATTACCTTACAGTACCCATCAACTCCGGGAACATTTACAGGATTAGCTTCAACTGTATTGATTAATCGAGTAGTTACAACCAGCGCAGCATCAACCCTAGGTATTGGTAAACCATTTAGTACTCTTGTTACTAGTGCATTAAAAATCGGTTATGCTGCTGGTGCTAGTGGACAAATTATTGTTAACATTAGTACTTGCCGCGCTACTGGACATGACTTTAACCAAATTGGCAGTGGCGGATATAACACAAGTAACTACCCAAATACAATTTTTGGGCCACCGGCAATTGCTATTAATCCAAACAATCAAATCTTAGAAGAAACTGTAGGTCGTGTGTTCTATGTGTCAACAGATGAAAATGGTATCTTCCGCGTTGGTCCATATTTTACAGTTGACCAAGGTACTGGTACTGTTACATTTAGTGCTTCAATTGCGTTAAGCAATTTATCTGGCTTAGGATTCAAACAAGGTGTAGTTATTACACAGTTCAGTACTGATGGTACCATGCAAGACAATGCTACAAACATTGTTCCTGTACAATCAGCTATCCGTACCTTTGTTGATGATCGTTTAGGACTAACATACAGTGGTGCACCAACAGCATCAAGTAATTTAATCGGCCCTGGATTTATGGCACTTAATGGCGTGTTGGCTATGAAATCTAACATGAATCTAGGGGGTTATAAAATTAATAACTTAGGAACCCCTACACTAGGAACTGATGCAGTTACTAAGCAGTACGTTGATCAACTAGCATTCTTATCTAGTCAGCGTGACGTAACAATTTCAACACCTGCTGCTGGCAATTTCTTAGTATATGATACCACTAGTGGTACAGCTACAAACACTACGACTACTACAAACTTAATTACATTAAGTACTGTTACTAATTTAACAGTGGGAGATACAATTACGTTTGCTGGTACTAGTTTTGGCGGGTTAGTTGCTGGAACATATTATATTACCAGCATTGTTGGCCCAGCTGTAACAGTAAGTTCTGGATTAGACACATCAGACCTTGTTATTACATCAACCGCAACTGGTTCAATGACATTTACAAGTAATCGTTGGAGAAATATCGGTACACCAACTGGTGATGTTAATATTACTTACGACTCAGTGGCCGGTACACTAACCACTGCAATTCAAGCTGGTAAAATTGTTAATTCAATGGTTAATGCCGGTGCTGCCATTGCTCAAAGTAAATTGGCAATGCAGGCCTCACCAACAGCCGCAAGTGCAGCTGGCTCATACACACAAAACACATTAGGTCTTGCAAGTTTCAATAGTTCAGTGTTTAGTTCAACCTATGGTTGGATTGATCTAGCAAATTCTACATCAAGCTCTACAGGTGTTAATTTAAACAAGATTGCCTATATCAATGCAGGTACTGTTCTAGGTAATGCCAACGGTGTATCAGGTGGTGGAGCTGCTGGGGCTGCCGCTAGTCCATTAGGTATTAGCTTTAATAATGTTGTAACCTATGGTAACGGTATTACTAACGTTCCATTTAGTTCATCAGGATTGATGACAGTATCGAGTACTGGTAATTTAAATTATAATGGATCAACATTAACTGGTGGTGGTAATACTTACGGTATAACTCCAATTAGTTCATCACATGCTAATGGTACTGTTCCTATTTCAGATAGTAGTGGTAACGTTGATGTTACTGCATTAAAAATCAGTGGGTTCTCAACTATTACTGCAACCGGTAGTACAAGTATAAATTTCTATACTCCGGGTGCTTATCAGTTTATGACAGCAAGTGGTACTACTAGTTCTACTGTAGTTTCTATGCCGGCGATACTGGACATTACAGGCGGTAATATTTACACTAATAAGATTGCTGCTGGTAATACTAATAACATAAGCAGTTCAGCTACAATCCAAGGACAGTGGAGTTTAGTAAGTGGATCAACATTTATTGCCACATACTCAGCTGACTTAGCAGAGTACTACGAAGGTGATGCTGAGTATGAAGTCGGTACTGTGGTTGTATTTGGTGGTGATAAAGAAATTACCATAACTGATCAAATGAATGATACACGCCTAGCTGGTGTAGTGGGTGAACAAGGCAAGGCAGCCTACATCATGTACAGTGATTGTCCGGGATTGAAAAATCTAGTGGCACTTGCTGGACGTGTTCCATGTAAGGTTGTTGGTCGTGTTAAGAAGGGCGATATGTTGACCACAGCAGCAACACCGGGTCATGCGGTTAAAGCTACAACACCAACCTTAGGTGCAATCATAGGTAAAGCATTAGAAGATAAAGACTACGGCGAAGCCGGCGTAATTGAAGTTGCAGTAGGGAGAAATTAATGACACGTCAACTTATAAACATTGGAACTACTGCCAACGACGGCGCTGGAGATCCATTACGTATTGCATTCAATAAAATTAATAATAATTTTACTGAACTATATACTGGATTACCGGCCTTAAGTGTTGGTCCAACTCCGCCAGCAGATGCTGTTCTTGGACAGCAATGGTGGGACACTCAAGATGGTAATAGTTACATTTATTACGGAGGCAATTGGGTTCCTAGTACTAGCACCGTTGCTTTACAAAGTAACAATGTTCGTAGTGCTGTAGGTAATACTATCAATGTTAACTTTGCCACAGACGGTGTAGTAACATCTACAATCAGTAGTCCTACATATATTAGTTTTGTTAACTACCGTCAGGGATCAACTGTTCGAGTTATATTAAAAACAGCATCTTCAGGAAATTCAATCACACTAGGTGTTCCTGCTACACAGTCATCAAACGGTAGTTTGTATGCTCAAGCAAGTACAGTACCAAGTACAATAATTTTAGATTATGTATGTACCACTACTGATATCAACGGTGTATATGTCACAGTAGTAGACAGTGCCGCTGGTATTCCTCCGGTTACTGCTGTTTTAGACTTATCGGCTGTGGCACAGGACATTATTCCTAGTGCCGATGTCACTTATAATTTAGGTAGTTTAACGCACCAATGGAAGAGTTTATATGTAAGCTCAGACACAATCTATGTTGCTGGTAAAGCCTTATCAGTAACCAGTGGCGGTAATGTTACCGTTGACGGGCAAATAATAGGTGGTGGTGCAAACTCAGTCAATGTGTGGCAAGAACAAAGTTATACTAGCGGCACAGTAGTATTTGATCCATACGATCATAAATTTTATTATGCTATACGGGATACTAGTGGATATCCGCCGAGTTATCTAGGCAATCCTGATTGGACTGCTGTTTCTGGTAACGGTAATGCTAATACAGGTGATCTACAGTTTGGAATGAATGCCATGTATGACCTCAATGGTGTTATAGTAGAAAACGCAGACTTAACACATAATGCTACATCAGCAGTAATCGTTCCTGCTAATGGCACATCAGATCCTCTACAATTAAACAACTCTTACGGTCCGGTTAACATTACCAGCGGTACAGATAGTGGACACCTTAAGACTTGGGCCTTTGGCTCAGATGGTGATTTAACATTGCCCGCAGGCGGAGACATTAAAGATAGTACTGGTTCGAGCGTACTAGGTGGAAGCCCTGATGGTGGTGTCGCTGACAACTCAGCAGGCTTAACAATAACTTCATATACACTACAAAGTAATTTAAGCGTGGATAGCAATAGTGGCTCAGTCATTTACAACATTAGAGATGCTGGCGCATCAGCCGCGGGCATTATTATCAAAGGACTTACCGTTGATCATACACAGGTCATCTCTGGTAGTTTTGATCAAGGTAGCAATACTTTAAGTTGGAATGACTTTACTATAAACGGAGACTTTTGGAGCCAAGTAGCCAGTGTAACAGCATTTGTTACAGACAGTAGAGGCTATACATTTTTCGCATTGGTAACTGACATGTGGGAAGTACCACACGGACCTTGCTTGGTAGAAGGTACACTTATCACTATGGCAGATGGTACACACCGAGCTATTGAAGACGTCCAACACGGTGAACTAATCCGTGTTTGGAACTTTGATCTAGGCGAGTTTGGTGAAGCACAACCTATTTGGATTAAAACCGCAGAAGAAACTACTGAACATGGAGTTTATACATTTAGTGATGGTACTAAACTGCGCACAGTTGGACACCATGTGTTTAACAAAGAAGCTGGTACGTTTACTAAATTGAAACTAGCAGAAACTCCAGTAGGCACAACAACGTTTAATGAGAAAGGTGAAGAAGTTACTCTAGTAAGTAAAGAACGAGTTGTTGCTCCAACACGCTATTACAATATATGGACACAGTATCACTTGAACTTGTTTGCCAATGGTATACTAACATCCAACAGGTTCAACAACATCTATCCTATAGTAGATATGAAGTTTGTCAAAGACGATCGTGTGTTGAGATCAGTAGATGAGTTTGAGGGCATTGACGAGAAATACATTAATGGCCTACGCCTACGAGAACAACCAGAAGAATATACCGCTGAGTATATAGCTAAGTATGTACACAATCGTTTAGAAAGATTAGATATCGCTAACCAAGTAGAACAGGGAATTTAATTATGTCAACTATTAAACTAAGAAGAGACACATCCGCAAACTGGTTAGCGGCCAATCCTATATTGAGTCTTGCTGAACCGGGATTAGAAACAGATACTAATAAAGTAAAATATGGTGATGGCACAAGTCATTGGTCCAGTTTGCCATATGCTGGTAGTGGCGCTACCAGCAGTGATAGACTAGTTAACGGCAGTTATTCAGTGATACTTGGATCTGATGGTACGCTAACATTGCCTGGTGGTGTAACTCTTAACACAGAAAACGGCCTAGTTGCTCCAGAAGGTGGCTACAGCGAGTTGGCTGACTACAACCTAAACAACTTCATGTGGGTCGACCCTAATGCGGCCTATATTGCTACAAATTACAATAACTCTGCCAACATATGGACATTTGATTCAGATGGTAACTTAACACTACCATTGTCAACAAAACTTAATTCCGGTGGTATCAGTGTTACTAACTCAGTAGAGTTTGGTACAGTAGTAGCCACTAACCCATTCCCCCCTAACCAAGGTGTGGCCAACATAACCAACAGTGAAATCTACATGAGTGGTGGTAGTGCTGAGGCTCGCATCATCACAGACGCGGCTACAGGCAGTTTGATCTACACTGGCGTAGAGCATGTTGAAGTTCCAGCGTTCGCAGGTATGGTGGCCGTAGATCCAGATGTTACCAGCCAATACAGCATTGATGTAGATCCCGATGGTAGGATACAGATAGGTGCTACGCAAGAAGAGGGAACATTGACCACTACTAATTACACAGTGGGACTTGGAGTTCTTAGTTATGACTATACTATAAATGGTATATTAGCCAACCCATACGGTACTTTCTTAACAGGTGCGGCTGGTATTTCAATGACTACCGAACGCGGTCAGGTGCTGTTTGGCGGACAACCAGAAGAGTGTGCCCCAGGACTGGTCAGCCATTTCCACATAATGAAAGGCAATAACTATACTGTAAGTACAGATCTGTTCTTTGGTGATGATTATAACTATGTCAAACTACCCGGAGCAGATTACATAGGTAGCCCCGATAATCCTTATAATCCTNTAGATGACAACCGGAACTTTGGTGTAGAAATAGCNACTNTGGATNTAGCGGCAGTAGATTTCCAACAGTATATATGGCGCTTTGATACTAAAGGTGGATTAGAATTCCCTGACAACTCAGTACAGACCACNGCTTGGGATTATCGCAACTTAGAAAACCTAGACATGGATGGTGGNGCGGCCAGCACAGTATACACCATCAATGTTAGATTCGCTGAAGGTGGGGCGGCTGGTACTAGATTCAGCAAGACAGATCCTAACTACAATGGTGCCAACGCATACGGCGCTGAACCAGAATTTACTTTAGATGGTGGAAGAGCATAATATGGCAAACAGAATACAACTAAGACGAGATCACAGCGCAAACTGGACCAGGATCAATCCCATCCTCAGTGATGGCGAACCAGGTCTAGAAATAGACACCAACAAGATCAAGTATGGTGATGGCACTACAGCTTGGCGTGATCTAGCTTATCCTACTGGCAGTGGTAGTGGAGCTACTGATAGATTAGTTAATGGCAGTTATTCGGTGATACTTGGGGCGGATGGTGAACTGACATTACCAACAGGCGGACATCTAGGTGCTACTAAAGGTGGTACCATGTTGGATGCTGGCAATGGATACAGTACCAGCCTAACCAGTTTCTATCCTGATGGTTTGTACTCCAGTTGTGTCACAGCCAACTTTGATGGCAATCTTTATATCACAACATATAACGATGGCGGGCCAAATCCAGCTAAGACCTGGCAGTTTGGGCTAGATGGTAGTACATCATTGCCACTGGGTGGAACTGTTAAAGAAACACAATTTGTTTCTGGAGGTGGTATTGGTGGTGCCGATTTACAGGGAACCCTAGCACTAACGCCCAATGGTGCTTATAACCCTTGGAACAATTTAACCATCTATAATACAGGATTTAACGCAGAGACACAACACTTACACCTTACCTCCGGTGACTTGAATCGTACTGAAATAGTGCTAGGTGATGACAATAAGTTTGTCAAAGTTAATCTTGATGGATCTGTTTGTGTTCAGAGCAGTCGTTATTATCTATATAATCTAGCAGGAACAAGTGGTGGAAGCAGTACTGTTATTTCCTATGCCAACTTAAACAGTATAGTCAGTGTGGGTGATTATATAATCGACGCACATGGAAACGCATATCAAATAACTGGAGTAACTGGAACCGATCCTAACTGGACGATAGCTACAAACTGGGCTTCGTTGACTCCCTTGTTAGCTAGCCCATATAGTTTTTATAAACCCAATAGCACTGGTGGTTTGTGGCAGTTTGGCGCAGATGGTTCTCTTACAGCTCCTGGACCAATCTATGGTGGCAGCAACACTATAGGTCTTGTAACTCCAGCTCCTTTGAACCTAAACAACACAGGCCCAGTAGGTCAAGTTAAAACGCAATTAAACTTGATCAATACCGCAGGTAACACAGGAACTGGTAGTGCTATTGATTACTTTACCTATGTGGATCAAGGTAATGGATTACCGGGTGCTAGATTGTCAGCAGTGGACGATGATAATTATAGTGCTAATTTCAATATAGCATTAAAGGGCAGGGGAAACGCTGGCAATAATGGATTAACAACAGTATGGCAATTTGGATCAAATGGTGTATTTTATCTGCCTAACAATAGTTACATACAACCTAATGGCACAAGTGTAAATTGGGGAGTACAAGGTAATTTTAATTTATTAACAGACGATACCAATAGTGATACTACTAAAACATTTACATTTGGCGCCGACGGTACGCTAACATTACCAACCAACGGAGTTATTACTAGCACACCGGGTTATGTCGGCAGTGGTGTACCTATAGAAAATATTTCACGTGGCACTAGCACACAACTCCAAGTAACCGGACATGGGCTATCTGAAGGCGATAAAGTTGCTGTTAATACTATCACCAGCACCACCCAACTAAACAATAATTTGTATTATGTACACGTTGTTGACGCAAATAATATTACCCTGTTTACAGATCCTGCTTTAACTGCTAGTGTTGACAGTACTGCTTATACTGCTTATTCATACAACGGTGCTCGCACAGTAGTCAATGCTGATGTTACCTACAGCACTGATACACCATTCTACACTTATTCTAATCCTTTATATTCAGGAAACAGTAACTCAGGTGGCACCAACAATATTGATTTCACGGGATATCCAGATTTGATCAATGTTAAAAATGGCTGGACATATACTTCCAATCACGGTGAAACTGGAACGGTTACCGCAGACGCATATACTTATTTTGGTATTATACGAATCAATGTAAGCGGGCCACACAGCGTCACAGGTGGTGGATCGTACACATTTACTGGTGTAGTCGCAACACCTGTTGGTGGGTCTATGCTGTTCGATGGTACCACTTCTGTTCTCCAAGTTAAAAACGATGCTGTGTTTGCTCCCACAGCAACTACACCGTGGACATTGGAATTCTTTGCCAAGTATACCACAACCTTAAGCCAAGGTGCGACACTATTCAGTATAGGTGCTGCCGCAAATCCAATGTTTGCCCTAAGAGTAGGCGGCAGCAATATCATGGAGATTGTGCTTAACGGTAGTGTTTATAGTTCAGGAACATACGCTAATGCCGCTTACCAACCATTTGGTCCTAATGATTGGCGACATGTGGCTATTGTAAATAATGGTAGTGGAACATTAGCAGTATTTTATAGTGGATCGAGCCTAGCACTAGAGCCTCCAGTATCGTTTACCTATGATTCTTTGAAGACATTTGCCATTGGCGGGTCAAGTGCTGATGGTACATTTGGAACTGGTGGGTCTGAGTCAATCTTTGCATTTCCAGGATTAATCAGAGATTTCCGCTTTGTTGTTGGCACAGCAGTTTATGATCCAACACAAAGTACATTGACTGTACCAACTGCTCCTTTAGACACAACTCCTACAGTTACAGAATTGTATATTATAGCAACCGACAGCAGTACCTTTGCTATAGATACTACGACTACAGAAGCACACACAGGCGGCGGACAAGTACTCAAAGAATTTGCCAGTGCTGACCTAGTATTAGAAGTTGGAGCAGTATCGCAAGAAGATCCGGGCCATGTGATCCTTAAATCTGCTGACAATCAATTAAAATGGGGCGGTGCTAGTGGAGTATTAACATTCCCAGATGGTAGTATACAAACTTCTGCTTATTCTGGAAAAATGGCAGTATTGCCTCCACTTACAGCTTGGGGGACCACTATAGCAATCGATACTATTAGTTTTGTGTTTGATGGCACGACAGGTGTACCGGGATTAAATGGCGGGTACGGACTCGGTGCGGGTGCTTATAATACTCTAATATGGACTTCTACTGTGTATCAAGCGGCGACCACACCAACTAATTATACTGTAGGTGCTAATTCTCCAACACAATATTTTAACTATGACGGGGCTACGGCTGTGACTAATTCAACGCCGTTACAACCAGGTGACTACGCTGAAGTAAAAATACAAGACATTGGCACTAACAAGTTATATAGAGTAACATTTATGGGCGCATACAACCCCGCAGATAACACAAATCCAACACACTACGGTTCTATTGCTGTAGAAAGACTAGTATAAATACAATATCGGAGATATTTAAATGGCAAGTAAAATTCAACTAAGACGAGATCTAGCCGCAAGTTGGGCTAATATAAACCCAATTCTAGCGCAGGGCGAACCCGGGGCGGAACTAGATACTGGAAAAATGAAACTGGGAGACGGGGTAACAGCCTGGAATCAACTGCCCTACACCAGCTCAAATGACTACGAAGACAAGTTTGTTTTCCTATTTTCAGACGGCAACAACTATGCCGCAGGAACCAGCACCAGCCTTGATGGCCTACACTGGACCGGTACTGATACAACCAGCGAATTCTGGAATGGCAACTATGAAAGCACTTACGCATATGATCTAGCAGTGGGCAATGGTCGCGTGGCTTATCTAGCATATAACTATATGGTTGACCGAAATGTTGTCTTATTCAGCGAAACTCCAGGTAGCGCAATCGTAGATCCAAACTACACTAGATTCCTAGAAGAACAAGGTGCCAACATACAGCGCAGTTGGGTCACTATCCAAGACTTTTATGAATATCTGTATAATGATTTTCAAAATCAAAACTGGGTCACTATGGTTGGTCCCAACGGTGAAGGTATTAATTGGGACCGAATCAAATTCCAAGGCGGATACTTTATTGCCATAGGTAGCTACAATGACAATAACATTAACGATGGTCGCAATCGTCCTTACTGGGTCTACAGCACTGANGCTGTTCATTGGACTCGTGGTTATGTGGATTTACCTTTTGTTACTTCTAAGATGGACGCTTACGCTAACGCACATGAATCCAGCGACTATGCTATCAGAGACGTGAGTTATAATGGCTACGGTTGGTTATTTGCCATGAAGAATGGATACAGTACATATTTTAATGATAGCCTAACAGGTGGTTTCTATTTGACAAACTTGTCAAACGGTTTTAACAGCGAATCATGGTTCCCTATGAATGGCGCATGGAGCTTAAACTTTGACGGACAAGGCTGGGGCGGATACATGGGCTATGGTAGCATGTTGTTCAGCAGTAGCACAGATCCACGAGTAGGCAGTTGGCGAGAAGTCGCAGTCAGCGATGCCCAAGAACAGGTTTGGGGAGACATCGCCGAAACCGATTGGAACAACAGTCGATCATTTGTGGCTGGTCCTTTAGCAGATGGTACTCCTATGTTCATGGTAGCACTGAGCAACGGTCGTGTGTTGATTACCACAGACCAAGGACAGTATTTCAGTGGCTCAACTCCAGCGGCAAAGGTAGACAGCATTGTAGATTGGAGCGCACAAAGCCCAGCAGAGATATATACAAACAACGAAAACGACAGTGGAAACACTGGCATACAGCAGGTAGTGATTACAGGATCATTGAATGGACAAGCAGATGGCACATTCTATGCCCAGCAATACGATATCAATAGTTATAAACTCTATTATGACTATGCTCTAACTAATCCGGTCAACGCTACAGGTTGGACCAATAGCAATTTATTCAATGATGCCTACATCACATTCACACAACAGGGTATTGGATTAACTAATCCTGTTTATGGTGGGGGCGAGTTTGTAGCCTTCAGTTATAATACTGCCAACAACTACATGACCGAAGATGGTTATAATTGGAAATATGGTTTTGGTTGGAATGTGGCAAATGATAATGATTTAAATTCAGAAGTTATTGCCTATGGTCGTGTCAGCACAGATGGCCAGATCGTGGTCAATGACGAAACTTACCCAGGTGGCGCCAACAGCCTCACACTGGGCAACAACTTTGATGTACAGGTCAACAGCGGTGATCCATTGTCAGCCTTTACAACTAACGGTGGCGATGGTTATGATTTATCCGATGGTACTGGTTATCTCAGCATCCGTCCTTATAACGCACAGTGGCGCATTGGTGCTTATGGTCGTTCAACTGGTCCAGAAGGTCCATACAGCTTTATAGGTTCAGATGACTACTATGATTATTTTGATGGTCCGGATTACTATAATCAACCAGCGGATTTCCCCGGTGGTCCTGATGTACGTATAACTACCTATTGGAGTGACTGGTATTTTACAAGTGATCCTGATCAGAATCATGGCCAACTTGTGATGGATGACAATGCTGACATTGTTAACCAAGAACAGGAAAGTTACTTAAAAGATATCCCTCGTAATAATCAAGGCAGTACTACAGATTATACACTGGCATTGACTGATCGTGGTAGATTTGTTTGGTTTGATGGATCAGCAGGCAATGTGACTGTACACCTTCCTACCAATGCTAGTACAGCTTTTCCTATTGGTACTAGAATACAGTTAGGTATCTCAGGTGTTTCTGACAACAGTAGACAGATACTTGTACAACAAGGGTCAGGAGTGACTCTGAGAGCTAGAGAAGACAACAACAGTCCAGGTCAAGGAAACCTCATCATTCGTAGTGATGTACTGATAACTTTAACACAGGTTGATACAGACTACTGGATCCTAAGCGGCCCATACATAACAGATTAAGGATAAAATAACATGACATTAAGACAAGTAAAAAGAGCCAGCGATCTACATCCAAAAGCCGCAGGCCCAAAGCCGCAGGCTGTAGTATGGAGCGCGATAGGCGATGATAGAGATACCAAGTTAAGCGTAAAACTACTGACCAGCAAGGGCGCAGAAGTTACTGTAAACACTTTAGATAACAATCCCGCAATACAA